CTCTAGGACGTCCGTGACGGCATTAATGACTGGTATGGTGACGAGGAGGGCAATCGCGTCCGCGCGTTGCTCTTCGTTGAGTTTACTCAAGCTCGACACGTTACCTTTCCTGTCTCCGTCCGTGACCCTGCCTTTCGTAAGGCGCTCACGGAGGTTGTCTACTCCGACGACCCGTTTGTCGTGGATGAGGCTCTCAAAATCATTCACGCTAGCGACTTCGCCAAGTGGGCTTTCATCTATGAAGTCTGCCTCGGTCATCCGAGTGGCAGCTACCTCACCGCCCTAGTCAATTCCTGGTATTCCACTACCAAGGCTTTTATTGTTGCTCAGTTCTATATACGCAACATAACCCTTGTTCTTGAGTGGCTCCACAAAGAGCGCATCGTGCCTATGACCCTTGGCGATGACTTCCTTATCGCAGTCCAAGCCGAGGTCCAGCCGCACCTTAACGCTCTCTCCTTTTCTCAGTTCTCTCGCCTGTATGGAATGCAGGTTACCCGCGAGGACAAGACTGCCATCACAGTTCCTTTTCCTTCCGGCCCTCCGATCTTTCTCAAGCGTGTTCTTTATTACAGCAAAGAGATAGGTCGTTGGGTCGGTGCGCTCGACAAGCAAGCCATTGTAGATGGCATGTGTTGGATGCGCAAGGAGAACCCTACCACCGACGAGCTTCTTCAGCTCTTCGACCATGCTCTTATGGAGTACTCGTTCTGGGGCTCCGCTGTTTACGCAGTGGAGGCCCCCCGAGTAGGTCAGGCTGCCCGCTTGACTCTAGGCCGAAACTACGTCCCGTTGACGTGGTCTCAGGCCCGGGATCACGCCGACCGTGCTGAAACTTCCGGCCCTAGTTCCAAGTTCTAAGCTTCCAGATCCGTCCGCCGGGACGTTAAACACGAGCTGCGCCCCTTTGGCATACACACCCAGACCCCAAACATCGCATCACCAACCCGGACTTTGCCCTCCGTTCTCACGATAAAGGCGTTGCCGTTCAGTCCTTCCCTATGAACGTCATCCACTCGCGCTATTTAGTGCATAGGGATCCAGTGTTTCCGAATTGTGTTACGGATTTCACTTAGATACACAGCCAACTCTCTACAAGTTAACCCAGCCATTACTGGCAACACCAGCGGCGTTCCCGCCGCAATCAGTCCCGATGGTCCAACCATTACTGACACCGCCCCCCATGTCACAGCTGCTGAAGTCCGTTCTCAGGACGTCACCACTGCTTTCGTCGGCTCTCTTGCCGTCGAGAAAAGTGACCCCACAGCTTCTACATTCGCTTCCCCGGCTTACGTCACTGCTATGTCTACAGAGTTTCTTATGACTCTCAAGAAGACGCTTTGCCGCCCTATCCAGGTTGCTTCAGGCACCTGGAATACCTCCGACACTGTCGGGATGAACGAGTTCTCGGGTTCCCTGCCCGAGATTCTCCTTGCACTCCCTATCATTCAACGCAAGCTCGACGGATTCCAAGGTATCCGCGGCTCCATTACGCTTAGGCTCCAAGCTACTGCCAATCCCTTCCAACAGGGTCTTCTCAAGCTTAACTTCTACCCTATGCAGGCTCAAGACTCTTCCTACCCCGGTCGAGCCACCTATCCTGAATCCTGGTCTTACTGGCCTGGAGTTGAGCTCAACCTTGGGAAAGAAACCGCTTGCGAACTTCGCGTCCCCTACACCCTCCCCGTCGCCTTTTGTGATTTGACTTCTGTGTCAATCACAACTCGGCCTCAGATGGGCACTGCCTTTGTCAAGGTTTACTCTCCGCTTAAGACTGGACCTGGCACCACCTCAGTCGGGTGGAACCTCTATGCTCACTGGAATGAAGATGATCTTGAGCTCTTCAACCCGACACCCAACTCCTATCAGTCTGGCGCCAAGCACGTCGTTAAGTCGACTCGTCTACCATCCGACGCTGAGAAGAAGGGGATGTCTATCTCCGACTCTCTCTCCGTCGGCGCTCATATCGCTGAAGCTGCAACTGCGGTCCCGGTTCTTGCCGACGTCGCAGGCCCTACTGCGTGGGCGCTTCGTGTCGCATCTCGAGTTGCCTCTGCCCTCGGATTTTCCCGTCCGCCGGTTGATAGCAAGCCCCAGTTCGTCACTATCTC